ATCTTCGTAAATTTTACGAGGACCGGGTAGATAGATTTATCTTAATGCCGGCAGCTCATACTACTAAGTACCACAACTGTTTCCCCGGAGGTTATATCGAGCATGTTAATCGTGTTATTAAAGCCTCTTTACATTTTGCAAAGCTTTGGGAAAAGTTTGGTTGTGATATGACTACCTTCACTATTGAAGAGTTGGTATTCTCTGCTATGAATCATGATTTAGGTAAGGTGGGTGATGCAACTCAAGATTTATACTTACCTGGAAAAGATGAGTGGAGAAAGAAGAACTTAGGAGAGATTTACTCCTATAATACTGAAGTTGCTTTTATGACTATTCCGGATCGTTCATTATTCTTATTACAAGAAGCAGGAATTAAATATTCCTTAAATGAAATGATTGCTATCAGAACCCACGATGGTCTTTATGAAGAGTCAAATAAAGCTTACCTCATTTCCAGAATGCCAGAAAGTAGACCTCGGTCAGCAATTGCTTACATTTTACATCAAGCAGACTTTATGGCTTCAGTCGTTGAACTAACAGTCAATCCAGTAGAACAGCCAAAGTCAAAACAGTTCTCAATCTCGAAAGAGACTACAGACAAGAATCCAACTACTTATCAGCAAGCAGCTAAAAACAAAGCTCTTTCTAATATTCAGAGTGATGGATTGAAAAATGCAATGTCTAATTTCTTCAACGACTAATGGTAGTACTAATCACCTCTCTCGTCATCGCAGTTTGTGTTTTGGGTTACACAACTTACAACCTTCTCAAGAAGAATGAGAAGCAAGAAGACATCTTAGCATCTTACCTCATCTACATGGATCAACTATCTAAGATTATTGAACACAGTAGTGAGAGATTAGAAAAGATTGATGCTAAAGGTACCTTCCAAAGTGATGACGAGATTGGCTGGTTCTTCGAACAAATTAAGGTTATTCAAGAACGATTAAATAACTTTAAATTAGATAATGGAGGAAAAGAAGAATAAGAATTATTTCACTCACGATACTGAGCTCGCTATAATCAAATATGTCCACACAGAAGATTATGCAGAGAGAAATAAGATCTACAGAGAGGAGATACACTACGCTCTTTTTAAATTAACACAAAACTTAATACATACTTTCAAGTTCTACTATACTGAAGAAACTAACCTAGAAGACCTTCAGCATGAAGTAATCACTTTTCTACTCACAAAACTTGACCGCTTTAATCCTGAGAATGGAGCAAAAGCGTATTCGTATTTCGGAACGATTGCAAAAAGGTACTTGATTGCTTCTAACCAAAAGAATTATAAGAAGAGAATGGAATTACTTTCTCTTGATAATCTAAACATCGAACAGGAAGATGGTGAGTATGTTCACGGAGACGTTTTAGATATTAATGGAACACAAGCTGATGCTGAGACTTACCACCCGGTAGATCAAGTATCCGAATTCTTAGACCTGTATGTAGAGCATTGCACAGATAACATCTACGAACTGTTTCCTAAGGATGAGGATGCTCAAATTGCCGATGCTATTCTTGAGTTATTCAGAAAAAGAGAGCATATCACAATCTTTAATAAGAAAGCTCTTTATATCTATATCAGAGAGATTATCGATATTAAAACACCTAGAATCACGAAAGTAGCAAGTGAATTAGGAGATCTCTATAAGAAACATTACGCATTCTATGTAGAGAACGGTTACGCAAACTTCTAAACTGTACTACTTTCTATTTATAAAAAATAGACTACTCATGAGTTTAGATAAATTAATATTCAAAAATAAGAAATTCGCAGACCTTCTAGAAGAGATTTACGACAATCAGAAAAAGAAGGAGAAGCAGATTTCAACTCTTATTTCTGAGTTACGTCCTTTAATTGAAGATACTGGTGATGCTACCTTAATCGTACCCTTAATTAAGGAGTATTTAGAGATCGGAGTTAAGAATGATGACCAGCTTGTAAAAGTTGCAACTATCATCCAACGTATCTTCCAAAATCAAGACTCTGCTACAGACTCATTCGGAATCTCTGATGAGGAGAGAGAGCAGTTAATGAAAGAGATTAACAACATTAAAGAAGATAAGTAATGCCAAGTAGTTTAAATCTAGAACCTGTAAGAGTATTAGCAGTAATACTAGATGATAAAACATACCCGGACTTATTTAAGAAATATGGTGAATGGGCCTCTATCGGCGGTATCGTTTGGGAGTACGTTAAGACATCGACAACAGACAAATCACTAGATACAAAAAACTTTGCACTACCTTTATTTCCGAATATAAAACACTTCCCAGTTGATAATGAAATAGTTCTACTAGTAATAAGCTCTGATTCCGGCGTACTAAACGACCCTACATCTTATCAATATTACTACCTACCACCTACTAATGTATGGGCATCTAGTCACCATAACGCTACCCCAGATCAGATTTACGCTAACCCAGGAGTAAACACTTTACCAGGGGATCAAAAAGCTGATTACCCCCTCGTTGGCGGAACTTTAGTTAGGAGAGTTAATGATGAAGGAACCGAGATCTTCAAACCTGGAGATCCTTTTGTTGAAAATAAATACATACGAACCCTCGCTCCATACCCTGGAGATGTTATAATGGAGGGAAGGTACGGTAATAGTTTAAGATTTAGTAGTACTTCTCAATTTGGATTAAAGAACAACTGGTCTAATTACCAAGCTTTTAACTCACCAATTACTATTCTGAGAAACGGTCAAAAAATTGATTTTAGACAAGACCCCTGGGTGAACGTATCTGAAGATATTAATACAGATTTCTCCTCTATATACTTAACCTCAAACCAACAAATTCCCTTAACTCCAAGTTCATTCAAAACCGCTAGTTATAGACCAGAACAGTATATCCCTGCCAACGCTTCAAGCTTCATAAATCCACAAATCATACTATCTTCCGGAAGACTTTTCTTTAACTCAACATCAGATTCAATAATACTGAGCGGTGCAAAAGGAATACTTCTAAGTTCTAATGATTCTACAAATATTGATTCCCCCTCATTCACAGTCCGTAGTGTAAATATAACCCTAGGATCAGCAGATGCAAAGGAGAGAGCTATAAAAGGAGATACACTAGTAAAAGAACTAAACTCTTTTCTAATTGCTTTGAAACAAGTTCAAGTAGCGCTAAGTTCTGCAGCAAATAGTGGAGGACCCGTACAATCATTAATTGATGTTAGTGCAACGTTCGGCTCTGCGATAAATAATCTCCAGAAAGCACTAGGTACAAAAAACACACCTAACGGGGATATAACAAACTCTAGTGTATTATCAAACACAGTTAAAATACAGTAATGGCAGAAGTAAAAGGAGAAGAGTTTCAACCCTACGTAATATTACAAGGAACAGTACGGGATGATTTCGGAGATTATGTCCCGGAGGTGAAATTAGTGTATACATCAAACACACTAACCCCCGACGGTCAAGTAGCAACTGAAAACGCAACCGACATCGGAAGCACTGTCAATGATACATTTACAGAAACTACTACTGCTCCACCTACTGTCCCTATACAGTATAACGCATCCGGCGTAACAGATTCTTCAGGATCTTTCTACATGTATATCCCTGACCAGTATTTCGTACCGGATAGTGTCACGTTGTACTTTCAACCACCAGAAGAGACTACATTAGGTGATAAGCAAATCAATAAAATAAGCCCAGAAAACGCTAGTAAAGTTGGTCCTATAGAAGAAATTATTAATATAGAAGAACTTAGAGTGTATATGCCCGAAGCTCAAGAAGAAGTAAAAGCTTCAGAATATACAATATACGAACTCGGAGATATAAAATTATCAGGTTTTACTTACGCTTTTGAAGAATTGCAAAGGTCAATTAGAGATAAAATTAATACCGCTGAAACCAAAATAATTGACCTCGCTAATAAATTTAAACTTCCAACTGAAGAGCAGTTAATTAAATTATTTCAAGAAAGAAAAGAATGGTTAAAGGAAAATTTAGTACCTGTATTAATAACATTATTTAATGCTTTCGGTCCAAGTATAATACAAGCGTTACAATCAGGAGCTAGTAAAGCTATTTTAGGGAAGTTAAAATCATGTCCGACAGAGGCGGAATTAAAAATAATTATAGCAAAAAGAAACACCTTAGTAAGGCAGTTAAATATAGCATATAGTATTGTTAGAGTATTACAAGTAATAGGGGTTTCAACCACTGTAATCATACAAGCATTAAAAATAGGTTTAGCAAGTTACGTTGCAGCTCCACCACCGTACATATCTGCTGTAGATACAGTAAAGAGTAGATTAGAAAAACGGTTAGAATTGTACGGGATCATCGCAACTGGATTAACCACAATTTCATCAATAATAGGGTATATTCTTGGTTTAATTATAGATTATTTAAATAAATTAGATTTCCTAATTAAAGAATGCTCACAAGAACAGGATATACCTTTCGAAGCATTAAACGAAGAATTAAACAATTTAGCAGATCCAATCCTCATCAAACAGATGCAAGATAACGAGATTGTATATAAAGGATTTACTTTAAAAGTAGAGTTAACACCTATAACTGCAGGTACATATCAAAGTAGGGTAGGTATCGCTTACAACGCAACTGGAACTCCTGTACTTAAGACTCCAACCTCTTTCACTAGTAACCCTGAACTATTATTACAGCAGTTGCAATTAGTTATAGATACGCAAAATCTAAAAGCCAATTAAGAAATATTTATAAAAGATGGATACCAAATTATTTAAAAAACTCATCAAAGAAGCTGTAAAGGAAGCTATTCAGGAAGAAATGAAAGACATCCTATTGGAAGCAGTACGTGCTCCTAAGGCAGTTATTCAAGAAAGTTATGTTCAACCAGTTCAAACTTTAGCAGGTACACCAACCGCTCCTTCTATTAATGCAAGGGATAAGTACAAAGAGTTATTAGGTGGAATGATGGAATCAAGAAATGGAAACATTTCAATGACCTCTAACGATGCTGTAAGCTTCGGAGCTCAACCTGGATATAGACCTCCAGCAACCGTAAACACAGCCGGTGAAGGATCTTCACTACCCCCTGGCGAGGTTAACCTAGACCAAATTATGGGTCTTATCAATAAGAGATAATGGCATTTAGAGTAGCAAATAAGTTCCCGATTGACACTAAACCTAGAGTTGCTGTAGGTGTAAGCATTCCATTTTCTTCACCGTCAGTATTTACTTCTACATACACTACTAAAGAACAGTTAAAATCGAACTTAAGAAACTACTTTATGACAAGCCCAGGCGAGAGGTATATGAACCCCCTCTTCGGCGGTGGTTTAAGAGATATAGTGTTTGAAAACTTAGAACAGAGGACTTTTGATATCGTAAAGCAAAGAGTTCAAGCAGATTTAAGTAAATATTTTCCTAATGTACAGATAAATGTATTGGATGTATTCGGTACTCCTGATGAGAATATGCTTATGGTATCCCTAACTTACAATGTTATTAATTTTGGTATAACCGATAATCTAGAAATAATTATAACCTAATGGCAGTTCAAAGAAATATAAAATACGTAAACAGGGATTTCAACAGTTTAAGAGATCAACTAATACAGTACACAAAGACGTACTTCCCAACAACTTATAACGACTTTACTCCCTCCTCCCCAGGTATGTTGTTTATGGAGATGGCCGCCTACGTTGGTGATATAATGTCCTTCTACCTAGATAATCAGATACAAGAGACCTTTATGCAGTACGCTCGACAAACTCAAAATTTGTATGAGTTAGCCTATCTTCTCGGTTACAAACCAAAAGTCACCGGTGCTGCTACTACTACCTTAGACTTCTATCAACAACTCCCCGCAATCGGTAACACCCCTGATTTTACTTATGCACTAACTGTACAACCTAACACTCTTGTAAAATCAACTACAAACCCTGCAATCACATTTATAACCGGAGATACTTTAGATTTTGCAAGAGTGT